TCATAGGATTTACTCGTCTCATTACAGGGTTACCACCAAGTACTCCACAGTACATGATTTCTTCACCCCCAACTAATAAATCTTCAAACGTGCGTAAGAATAAAAAGTCAAAATCTCCTTCTTTGTATTCTTTCTTTAGAATTTTATTTGCAGTAATCTCTGCAATATCTTGAAATTCGTAAGTTTGCCAACGAGTAAGTTTTTCTAATCTCTTTTGTATCTCTTCTTGAGAAATAGAAGTAGTGTTGATAATACCTACAAGCTCTTGACGAATTTGCTCCATTAACATTTCTTCTTTACGAGAAATACCGTCTGTGTCGTTAGCAGAAATATAAGCTTTAAATTCTTTTTTGCGTTTAGAGTATTCTCCTAAAAGTAAATTGATCTTAGAGTTTTCTATGCCTACGTGCTGAAAGCTTGCTGGTAAAGATTCTAAATCTAAGTTGTCAGGATTAATATATCTTTCAAAATCCTTTACGTTGATTATATTAGATCTAAGGTTATAGTTGGTTTTTTTATTCTTAAAGTTAGATCTAAGATTTACATCAGAGGTAAGTAAGTGCTCTGCAAAGTCTATATTTTTCTTGAACCAATTATCGTCCTTTTTGCTATCAGGAAGTTTTTGTCTAGGGAAACTAATATATCCCTGCATTTTTACTGGTGAAGATTGACTCATAGTAATAATTTATTTAAGATACAAATCTATGAATAAAAATTATTATTTATAGTACCTATTGGTTTTTTCTTTAAAAGGCCCATTTCTGCAAAATAATCATTATCTAAGAAAGTCTTAACTTGATTTATTTTTTCTGTTTGTTCTTTTACCATTGTAGAGTCTAACCACATTAACATACCTAGGGCGCTTACTCTATCAAAGTTTCCTTGAGGATTCCACATAATTAATTCTGTTAGTGCAGCAGAAGAATATATAGTTTCATAGACGCGTGTCTCGGAAGTTTCTGATATTCTTTCTTGTAACCAGGATTTAATCATATTACGTGCTTCAGAGTTAACAACACTAGATGCGTTAATACCTTTAGATGTGTTAGTACCTGCTTTATATGTATCTGTTGATCGTAATTGATAAGGTGTGTCAGCTAAAAGATACGTACACTTATGTTGATCAAAGTGGTTATAAAGTCCTATGAGGTTTTTCTCATACATTCCTACTGCGTTATAGTATAATAACAACTTTCTACATACTTCATAGAAATCTTTAGCTTCAGATGTCCTACCTGTATACTCGGCTACTATTTGTCTAGTGTAACGATTCATTACAAATATACTTGGCAAGGAATCAGTAGTAGATTTATCTTTATCGACGACGTCAATTCCTGCAATGTATGTTCCTCTAGGAATTACTCCTTCTGAGTTTTTTTGTGGCTTTACCCAAAGTTCTATACATCCTCTTTTATCATCGTTACGATTAAGTGGGAATTTTCTTATCGGCATTGCATCTTGTTCTGTGTAGAATTCTGGCTCTCCTTTTTCATTAAAACTAATATGTCCTTTAAAGCTAGCTTCCATGTATTTTCTAAACTTTCCTCCTTCTACTTCAGCAAGTTGTTCTTTAAGTTGTAAAGTTGGGAAGAATGCGCCTTCAAGAACTAAGAATGCTTCTGACGGAACCATTGGTCCATTGATAATCTCTGTCTGGTATACGGTAGGATCAGGAGATTTCTTGGCTATCTGCCGTTTGTTTTCAATAAATATTCTAGCTAGCTCATCGTTGGTGTCAAAGTTGGGTTTGTCTTTAAACTCATTCATTGTCTTAGAATAGGGCACAAAGTATCCTATCTTTCCACGATGTTCAAATATATCTTCAAATTCTATACAGTTGTAATCATTAGGATTCCTAAAGATAGTTTCTGCATATAAAGCCGCACGACCAGAGACAAGTCCTCCTGTTCCTAGTGCCCATATAACTAGATTTTTCTTTGCCTTAGATGCTTGAATAGCCTCAATGGCTCCCCAAGATTCTTTGATATTATACATGAAACCTACCTCATCTAATGCTACTAAGTTAGCACGAGTACCATTGGCTGCTAGCGGGTTGTCTTTAAATGTTCTATGGTAAAGTTTTGATTTAGAAATAGTAGAAGTGATATACTTGTTAGGTTGCATAGAGCCTGAAAAGTTTACTGCTAATGGCGAAGGGTACTCTTCGTCTCCCATTATAAATCCTCCAGGTAATAATTCAAATGCTGTTTTTACTTTAGCAATAAGTGGTTCTGTATATTTAGTATCAATTGCACCTACGATACCTTCTGATGAAATGTACTCCTTTCTTTTTCTTCTTTCCAAGTAATCATCATAATCTGTTGCTCCGTCAAATAAAAAGTTGTGAGCTAAGATTGCAGAAGTCGAGTAACTTTTTCCTGATCCCCGCGCTTGGATACTCATAAAATGTTTAGCAGAGTTTTTATATAGCGGCTTGCCCAAAGATTTACCATGGTTTTTTCTAAGGTAATCTCTAGCTGGAATATAAGTAAGTTTATTAGCTTCAGCTTCTGTGATTCTTTTAAGTTTGATAGCTAATTCTTTTTCAGGACCGTACTTTCTGTCGCAAGTAAATTGCTTATCATCTGAAAATCCTGAGAATCCACGGCATTCTTCATAAAGAAAAAATAATTCCCAATCTATGTCTCGTAAGAATGGCAAACCAAATGCTTGCGCTACAGAAGTATCGTCCTCAAATTGGATATTATGGAAGTTGATATAATAGTACAATGGACCAGGCATCCATTTACCAGAGCTCCAGTATCCTTCTATGCACTTACGTTTTTCTTCTTTCCAAAAAGAAATTCTTTCATAGTATTCTAACTCTGGATGAAAGTCAGGAACAGAATTTAATCTAAAATTAGAATTGTTTACTATCATAGTATTATATTATACTCGGCCATTTATCTGCAGGACAAGAAGATTTCATAGATCTTGTTTTAAATTCTAAAGAACATCCACAAATATTACAACACTCTGAAACAAACTTTGCACAATCTGTAGACAAACTAGGACATTCTTTACAAATAGAATATCTTAAGTTAGCTACATCTTCAACTGCTTGTTTTTTAATTATAGAATTACTTACTCCTTCTATAATTTCTTTTTTATTTTTCCAAATGGTTTTTAAATCTGGTATCATATTTCTCCTGAATCTGATAGTGATGCAATGTGTTTGCCTTTCTTAGTTGTCTTTTCCTCTTCGTAGTCTTTTTTAATTTTTTTATAATCTTCAAACATCTTAGGAGTATTACTTAGCATCTTGTCTAGTTTAACAAGCTCGTCAGTGTCAGAGTTTGTTATGGCTAATCTGTAAAGCTCTTTTAAAGAGTTATCCCTCATTACCATAATCTCGTTCCAATTAACTAATGCGCGTTCAACATCTGAAAGTACTAAATTTTTATAAGCATCTATAATATTCTGGACACTTGCCCATTTAAATTTTGCCTCTTTTATAAAATCTTTTGCAAGGATTTCTAACTTACTAGGATAATTAAAAAATTTAGACTCAGGATTAAAAGCATAAAAAATAGCCCAAAGTATCTTTGAGCTGTATGTTTTGTTTTTCGACGTGTCTTTAGAATAAAACTCATTAAATTCTTCTAAGATTAGTAACTCAGGATTTACTGTCCAAAAACTATTTTCGTGCTGCGCTTTCATTTTGATGCTTTTTTACTTTTTCCCACACTTCTCCGTAAGAAAGAGTTGTTATAAACTCTTGTCCATTAGAATATATAACGCTAGTATTTGGCGTTTCTCCTGGCGAGACTGCATTAATTGTTAAAAACGTTGTAGGTCTTACAGAGTTATCTGGATAAGTTATTTCAAATGTTATGTTCATGACTTGTAATTTTCTTTTTTAAGTTAGTATTACTATGATGTATTACTCGTTTACTAGGAAAAAATTTACCAAAGTTATCAATGTGAATTACTGGAAAATTTTCTATGTCGTACAGTTCTTCTAGATTCTTTTTGTTTTCTTTTCCTATAACATCAGCTATTTTAGCGCCAAACAATCTCCATATTTCTTCCGCCTGCATAAGAGTTAAACCGTGACGTTTAGCAATAGTGCTAATTATTTCTTTTTGTTTATTCATCAGGAAGAGTTAGAGTAATACCAAAATCTTCTTCTTCTATTACTGGTGCTTTGGAAGCATCTATATCTCTACTTGCATTTACCGCTGCTTTAGCGTGCTCCATAGCCATGTCTAGTTCTTGAGTTATTTGCTCCGTTTCTTCTTGGTGTATATTTACTATTTGCTCGTCAAGTTCTTCGTTAAAAGTCTTAGACGGTGTAGGAGTAGTAATAGTATTAACAAAGTTTACTTCTATCCTGAAGCCCTCATGGTCAGGCTGAAATAATAACTCTGGATGTATAGAATTATCTTCCCCTAATAGAGCCTTTCCCATAACTAGTTTTTTCTTGAGTCTAGAGATAATAACATTAAATTGTTTTTCCTCTATCTTTAACTCTTCCCTAATTTCCTTGCGCATATCAGTAGACAGTATAAACTTACCTCGTTTATCTTGAGGTAATGCTTGATACTCATGGTCTAATCTTATGAGCTCTGCTAGAACATTACGTTCTTGAGGCGTAATGTTTAGCATAAAGTTCATAAAAGCTAATAACTGCCTATAGATTTTACTCGGATTCGTAGGAAGGGATATTATCTTTTTTTGTTTCATCTATAATTAGTTTCTGAATGTTTTCATCACTTGCTAAAAACTTAGCTACTTCATACCAAGAGATTAGCGCTCCCTGTGCTAGATTAGCAATAACGTCAACTATCACATGGTATTCCATGTTCTTAGCGTCAATGTTATTTGGGCGTTGGTATTTAAATTGTTGAATAGTTCTTTCTGCGTATCCTGCTTCCTTAACAATAATATCTACTATCCACCCTTTAAAATCTTCTTCTTCTACTGGGTAAGAATTATATTTAAACTGTAGACCGTGGGCTATACTTTTATCTGTTGCTTGTATAAAACTAGTAGATAATATTTCTTTAGCCACTTTTAATTTCTCTGTTGTTCCCATGTTTTTATTTTACTTTGATTTGTAGTTTATAAAGAGCATTGGCTAGAAAAAAATAATAGAATGTAATTTTTCTATTGTGCTGTCGGCAATAGTATTCATAATCTTTTTCTAGCCTTTTCTCCCTCTTAAATAATGACTCTAAACTAGAGTCTATAAATTCTCCTATTATAACCTCAGTAGCCTTCAAAAAGCAAATTAGTTAATTTGTACTTTCCTCTATGTACTGGTATTAGTATTTCGCGATCTCTTAGAGATTTAATAATTTTTTCTAATGCTGGTGCGCTAATAGATAGTTTATTGCAGATTTGTTCTTTGTTTATTCTATCTGCGTACCAAGTGTTGTTAATTAAATCCATTTGAAATAATATATGATACAATGCATGAAAGCTTGTATCGTTGGATTTCAACAATATACTGTCTTTTACATCTAGATATACTAATACCATAATGTCAAAGATATAAGAAATTTATGATAAGAGAGAAAATTTTTTAAAATATTATAAGATTATTATAAAAAGGGTCTGAATACCTCAAAGACTTCCTTATCTATAGTCTTACGTTTGCGTGCTAAAAAAGGATTCATCATATAGATTACTCTAACTTCTCCTGAGATTCTACCTTTGATCTGATATAGCACTCCTTCCTTGATTAACTTCTGGAGGAGTTTAATGAATGTACTCTTAGAAGAGTATCCTAAGAATCTTTGTAAGCTTTCGTTGCTATGGGGCTGTGGGCCGTTGTAAATAATATTAAGTGGAGTTTTAAGATCTGTAGCCATCATTAAAATATTATTCATTTCTGTACGTGATAATGCTTCTGATAAATAATTTACGGTTTTACAATCTAACACTACATAATCATCAGATGTAATTACAACGTAATTACCTTCTTCTGTAACTGTTACTACCATCTTGTCTCTCTTAAGTTCTGATGTAAGTAACTCTCCTGTGTCAGAGTTTACATACTTAGTCACATCTAGATTAACTTTCTTACTCTCTCTTGGTTTAATAACTTTATTGCCCATAATTATGATTTTTTGTAAATATACGAATAGTATTTTACTATACAAAACTTATCATAAAATTGCTCCAGGTGTCATTTTTAACACCTGTGGGGCTTCTGAGGTGTTATTTTTAACACCTGGGTAAAACCTCTACAACGTAGAAGCAGTAAGGGATATAGAAGGTTTTTTGCGTTTTCACGCTTATTTATTATTTGGGATCCTTTTTTCTATATATAAACTAGTATGAAAAAACTACACCCCCTAGATATATAAAACTATGAAATATACCCCCCCCCCTCTGAATGCTGGAGTGCTGTGCGGTGTCAAAGATGGTTACTACCTGACACACACAACCCCTACTAAATTTTAGCGGGGACAGTACCCCCGTCATGTTTAACCCTTAAAAACAAGTATCATGAAAGTAATAACAATTAAAGAATTCGCACAGGAAAACAATATCGTCAACTACGTAAAAACTGTGCGCACTAACACTAACGGCTACTGCTACGTAACATTCGTCAACGAAGCTAACGAAGCAACCAATGTATATCTCTCTCGCAAGTTGGGGGAGGAAATATCCGAAGGAGATAGCGTAGTCGAAATGTTTAAGACACACGAATGCGCTGTGTTTGAGGTAGTTAACGCTGATGGCGAGACACGAATTAAGCTTGGTAGTCGTAGCGAATCACTACGCGGTAACATCGAAGACCTGTTCTAACGAGCAGGCTTCGTTGCCTTTTAATTAAATATAGCTCAATAACTAAATATAATAACCATGTCAATAATAATCTGTTTATCACTCGCAATAACAACAATCGCACTTAAGTATTGGTTGCTAATAAAACTATAAGGGAAGTAACATTCCCTTTTAGTTATTATCATTTAATATAAATCCTTGTTATAAAGATATTCTACACAGATGCGCTCATACTGTCACTGTTTATCCAACTGACAAACAATACAAACCCTTATGAAAAAAATGTTACCATTCTACTTCGTGTACGTAACAGCACTCGGAGTATTCTCAGGACTATTAATGTCTATGGGAACAAACATTATGCAGGCTATCTGTGTAATGATACTATTCTGGTCTTTAATGTTAATGCCTATGCTTAACGTTAAAGACTAATAATAGTCAATCTTTTAAAGATTAATAAGTTATAGTATGGGTATTCCCTACTAACACATCTAGCGGACTATAACTTATATAGCTTAATCAATAAATAAATCATAAACACATGAGTAAACTAATCATGTTGCTAGTTACAGCAACAATTGCTTTTACAAGCATCGCAAGTAGTAATGATCCAGGAGGATATAACTACAAAAAACATTACCGTAAACAAAAGATGAGTAGAAACCTTGATCGTTTGTTTAACCGCAACAAATGTTACGGAAAATCTTATCATAACATAAGATAATAGATCTTATAGATCTGAAAAGAGCTGTTGTATGACAGCTCTTTATTCTTTATATTTACCTTAAAACATAAAGACATGGATAATAATCCTTTTGAAGACAATAACTTTTTTGTTTATCAGACTACTGTAGAAATAGAAGATGGTGTAATACTAGTAGTTATTACAGATGGCCCAGTTGATAGCGAGGACATCATTCAAGACTATGTGTACCAACGTCACTATGATGCACAGCCTGATAAAAGTAAATATCGCACAGTAAATCTTTCTAAAGATTTTGAGCGTATTTACGAACTAGCAAATCCTGTACATATGAAGCTTACAATGAAAGCTATCGATTATACAGCTTGCTATAGTTAGAGTATATATACTCTGGGTTGGTTAACATTTAACCTACTACAGCTCTTGGGTCTAGTATCCAAGAGCTTTTTCTTATTAAAGTTTTAAGGGTGAAGCACCAAGAAATGTAGAGATACAAAGTATTGGTGCTTTTTTATTCTTATCAAAATACTAGTCAGGTGGCTGAAAGAATAAAGCGCATCTGTTATCACAGCATACATTGAATAATGTATGCGAGGTCGGGAGATCAACTTGTTGTTGATCGTAACCTTGGAAACCCGAGATGGCACAAAGTACACGTTGCAGGTTAAAGTCCTGTCCTGACTACTAATTAGTTCTTTTTTTATAGGCAATGATTGTTAGCATCGTCAAAAAAATACGATCAAATTGCAAATTATATCTATAAGCTCGAATAGATATGATAGACTTTACAAGTCTGAACTCCAAGAGCAAAACAAACATTTATTTATTTATCTATTTAAAATTTATTATTATGAAAACTATCGTTTTAGAATCAGCAAAAGGAGTAAAAGGAGGAAAAGTTCAATTGGCATTTTCTCAAGTAATAGAAACTGGTAAAGCACCATCAAGCATTTTAGGTTTACTAAATGCATCTGATGAGCGTTTTAACCAATCTAAACCTCGTATGGCTTGGTTAACTGCACAGCCAGAAGATGTTAAGAAGGTATTTAACCTTGATCTTAACCTTGCAGAAGGTGAAGAACTTGAAATCAACATGGTAGATCCTCGTATGGCAGGTGATAATCGTGCGTTGAACATTCAAATTACTGAGACAACAGAAGGTACTGAGTATGATGTAGCTAACTTTGAAACTCGTGCTAAACGAGCAGGAAAAGACGGTGACTTCATCATGAAAGATGGTAAGTATATTTATGTTCGCACTACAGTTGTAGCTGGCGAAGCTAAACACTTAATCTTTGATGAAACAACTCGTGTATCTGCAAATCCAACAACATCATCTTTGATTTCTGATGCATTAGGAGAATAATCTCCGTTAAACTAAATAGAGGGGTAGTCTTTGGGCTACCCTTCTTTTTTTAAAATCTTTAGCCGTATGAATAATATTAAAACACGTCGTAGAGTAACTCTAGATGAACTAGGATTATATCTGCGCACTATAGAATTAGATTATAAACCACAAGATAATCAAGAGAGAGCTGATTTAATCTCGCAATTCTTTAATGTCTTGTGTTATAAAGAAGATGTTGATCACTATGAGCAGTTATCTCATAGACATCAAGAATATCTTCAACAAGATTGGGAATTAGAATCTCGTAGAGAAGAGTATTTTAAGTCTTTAAATACTATTAACCCTTTTAATTAAAAATCATTATGAAATATGCATTATTAACATTGTTAGTATTACTGTTTAACTCACAAAAAGCACACTCGCAATGGAAACTTAAAAAAATAGACACTAGAGATCTATTGTTTAATGTAGTATCTGTTAAATCACACGGGCTCACACTTAAACTTAAAATCATGGACACTAGTACTATCATGTATCTTAAAGGAAACTATTTTAGTGATGAGAATCCTTTTATAACACTAGAACTCTTTACAAATGAAGGTGTTAAATACCATAACTTTAAGAATTCTAAAAGATACTATGATGATATAGTTATACTAACTCATGATCTAAAGAACACTAAAGTTCTTAAAGATTTAAAGAAAGCATTTGCTATTAGAGTAACTATACAAGATAATACTTTAGGAACTCAATCTGTTTGTTTAAATACAGAGAATTATTTAAATTTATCGAATAACTTTAGTCACGAATAGGTAAGCTCTTATTAGGAGGATAAACTAATCAGTTGTTTTAAAAAGGCATATAGGTAAGTTCTAGCGGGAGAAGAGTGTCCCGCTTCTTTATTTATTAACTAATCATTTATTTTATGGAACCGTTTAGAAATATGCTTATGATATTCATAGGCGCATCAATGAGTGTACTGCTTATGTCTGTAAGTATCGACACAAAACCTAAAGAAATAGTAAAGGTTAAAACTAAAGTGATAGAGGTGCAACCACAAGAGATTAAATTCTCTGAAGCTAATCTTCTTAAATTATTACAAGAGCTAAATATTAAAAACTACAGAATTATTTATGCTCAAGCAGTCTTAGAGACTGGACACTTTAGATCTAGATCTTTTACTCAAGGGAATAATTTATTCGGAATGAAAGTAGCTAAGTCTAGACCTACTACTAATTCTGGAGAGTATTTAGGACACGCAAAGTATAATTCTTGGCAAGAAAGTGTATATGACTATGCTTTGTATTACTCTAAATATCTTTCTAAGTTTAAAACTGAAGAAAGTTATTTTAACTATCTAAAGCAACACTATGCTGAAGACCCAAACTACATTAATAAACTTAAAAAAATCATGAACTAATGGAAAAGACAGGAACTTATAAACTATCTGTAAAGAAAGCAGGTACAAAGAAAGCTGAAGAATTATTTAGAGGTAATTACTGGGCGTGTATGACGTATTATCATCGTCAAACTCCTTGGAGTTTTATGTTACATCATAAATTTATAGATGATGTTTATACTATAACAAAGGTAAAAACCACTACTACTAAAAAACAAAAAGAGTCCCTAGTAAAATAGGGACTTTTTATTTTAAATCAGAATAAGATGAATTGTATAAAATGTGGTAAACCAGCAGATAAAATATACTCACCTGACTTAGATGTCAAGGGTATAGGTATGTGCAATAGACATGAAGAAGAAATTAAAATAGATCTTTTAATTGCACAGTTTCAAGAAAATGGTTGGGAAAAGTTTAAAAAGAAATATTTAAAATCTAAAGAAAATGAGAAAATTTAGTAAAAAAGAATTAGAATATTTTAGTCAAGGAGATCCTTTATATCCTGATGATAAAAATAAAGTTAATTCTCTTTATGCAGAAAAAGAAGAATATTTAAGATCTATAGGCGCTACTGATGAAGATATAGAAGAAGGAGATGACTTATGTCCTGAAGAGTTGTGGTTTTATGCTTGTGATATAGTCGCTTTGTTAGCTGAAGAACTTTTAAAAGAAAGAGAAAGAAAGTATGATAAGTTAATGGGACCTATAGAAGATATAGAAAGAGAACTTAAATATTTAAAAGAAGCAATAAAATCTAATTTGGAATAAGTATGCTAGAGAAAGTAACTAGAAAAACGTTTACTATTAGAGAATCTGGTAGATCTAGTGATTATATTACTCCATCGTTTGGTTATGGTTGTTTGCTACAATGTGGATATTGCTATATGAAACGACATAAACCTGAAGGTTTATCTGTTGCTAAGAATATAGGGGATATCTTAACTAGTATAAATAACCATGCATATTTCTATGCAGATGTAGAAAAACCTAATCAAACAGATGAGAAATACATCACCTATGACATAGCTTGTAACGAAGATTTTGCTTTGCATTCTAAATACTATCCTTGGCAGGATATATTTACATTCTTTAGGGATCACCCTGTAGCAAAAGCAACTCTTGCAACTAAGATTGTACCTATTAACTTTTTAGAATTTGATCCAAAATACAAGGTTCGTATAAGATTTAGTCTTATGCCTCAAAGAATCTCTGATATTTTAGAGCCAAATACTAGTAAGATAATAGATAGAATCAAAGCTATTGATGCTTTTATAGAATCAGGATACGATGTTCATGTGAACTATTCACCCGTGGTTATCTATGAAGGCTGGCAGGAAGATTATAAAGAACTTTTTGAGATGATGAATAACTATGTGGACTACAAAGAATTAGTAAAAGCAGAGGTGATTTTTCTTACTCACAATGAAAGTAAGCATCTTTATAATCTAGAAAAAAATATTCCTGGAGAAGAATTACTATGGACTCCTGAAATTCAAGAAAGTAAAATATCTCAGTATGGTGGTAGAAATGTTAGATACAAACATCATCTTAAAGCTGAGTATATTAAGGAATTTCGAGAAATTCATCGTAACTTAATCGACTGGAATACATTGCGTTATTGTTTTTAGACTTATTAATTATGAGAAAAATACCTGAATTTTGGCAAGGAGTACTACTAGGCTTTCCCCTAGGAGTTATGTTTTTTGCCCTTGTAATAGTAATATTTATGGAGTTTATACTAAAAGTATGAGAGTATTTAACACCATATTATTATTCATACAGTTAATACTTATATTAATAATTGTGAATTTATTATTTAGAAACTTAGATTAAAAATTATGAAAGTAGAACTAATTATGAACGGAACTGTAAAAGTCGTTATGGTTCCAGAGAATGAGCTAGAAAAAATAGCTTTAAATTTGCTAAGTAAATCTGATTTACAAAGCACTGAGATAAACTCACAAATACAAATACTAGATAAAATAGTACATGATGGTTTAATAATACAAAGTAAAACACAACAAAATGGCAAAGTATAAAATAGTTGCTGAAGATCCAGAAAAAAACATAGTGTCTGGTTTTAGAGTAATGGTAAAGAAAAATTGGTATACTCGATGGAAGTATATTAGACGAAAAGAAGATCCTTCTGCTCATGCATGGTGGTCTACAAAACGTGGTGCTCAAGCATATATTAATTTCTTGCCTAAAGACAAAAAATAACTATGAGATATATTTATAAGCAAGGCATAGATTTTGTTAGAATAATGCTTAGATATAGACGACTCAATAGTAAACTTCGCCAAAGAGCTTTTAGAGTTTATACAAACAACGAAGACGGCAATTAATCAATGATTTATTTAGTAACAAATCAACAGGCTATGTTTAGTCCTGTAGGGTATTCTATGGCTACTGTCGAAGAGTCTTTAGAATACCTGGAACAATTAGAAATTATAGGTTTCGATACAGAAACAAGAGGTTTGGATCCTTTTACAAAGGAGTTACTTTCTATGCAGTTAGGTGATCAAGAGAAACAGTATGTTATAGACTGTCAATCTGTAGATCCTAGGCTTTATAAGAAAGTATTGGAGAGTAAG